GATGCTGTAGAAGCAGACACCGCTTTCCGTAAGTCTGGTGACCTCGGTGAGGTCATTCAGGAACCAGTACTGGTGGAAAAATCAGTATGGGGCGGAAGTTTCCTCACAACATCCGATTTACTAAAATAAATTCACTAGGAGGTGAAAAATAAAATGTCAGAAGAAATTATTAAAAATATGCCAATCGATACTGGAACATCTGGTTCAGCAACAACTTTTCCAAATTCCCAGGGCTCTTTTGCTACACAAAACACAGGTTTGACTGCTGGCTCTAACCAGGCTAACCGAGTTTTGGGTAACAACACAACAGCATCGTTTGGTGACACAACACTAGCGACTGGAGTTAATCCATCGTCTACTAGCAATCCAACTTATCCAGGTACTGGTATCCTACGCCCTGAACAGGCAAATCGATTCATCGAGTATGTTTGGGACGCAACTACACTTGCAAAAGATGGACGCAGAGTAACGATGAGAGCAAATACAATGGAGTTGGAGAAGATTAACGTGGGAGACCGTGTTATTCGTGCTGCAACCCAAGGTGTTTCAGAATACAAGAACACTGGTGCTACTTTTACAAAGGTTGAACTTACAACTAAGAAACTACGTCTTGACTGGGAAGTATCATCTGAGTCACTTGAAGATAACATCGAGGGTGCTGCTCTTGAGGACCACTTGGTTCGTTTGATGACTAACGCTTTCGGTAACGATATCGAAGACCTAGCCATTAATGGTGACCCAGTGCTCTACTCTGGCGATGCTTTCCTTAATATTATGACAGGATTCGTTGCTCAGTCAAGAACAACACCAAGCATTGCTCCTGGTCTACAGAAGGGATTCGCTCACGAAGTAATCAATACTAACCTTATTGGTTCTAACGCAGCGTTTACTGACTGGACAACCGACAGATTGCAAGCAATTATTTTGGCTATGCCTCGTAGATACCGTGCCATTACAAATGGTCTAAAGTTCTATGCTGGTACAGACACATTTGCTAACATTGTTAAGAACAATGCTACTACGTTAAATGCTATCGGTTCTACTGAAAGTTCTCGTGGCTCGTACTTTGATGGTGCTGCACAAACATTTGGTGGTGCTCGTCAGACTCGTGTTCTTGGTGTTCCTGTTCTAGAAGTCCCTTACTACCCTACTGGTTATGTAGACCTTACATTCCCGCAGAACCGTATTTGGGGTTTCCAGAGAGATATCACTGTTAACCGTTTCTATGTTCCGAAGAAGGATACAGTAGAGTATACTGTTTACGTTCGTTTCGGTATTGCATGGGAAGAACTAGATGCAGTTGCATACCTAGACCAGACAACAGATAACTAATCTGTTTATGGTTACCTTTAAAGGGGGTAGGGATTAATTTCTCTGCCCCCTTTATATATTTATCTGGTATAATTAAAATAAATCTAGGAGGATTTTTTTATGTCTAAAGAAGTATCAAATATAAAAACTATAATCGGAAAAATGACCGAAGATGTTTCAAAAGAAGAAGTTGTTCAAACACCAGAATCAGCAAAAAATGTACCTACATTGGGATTTGTTGGAGATGGAGTTATGGGGTCTACTACTACAGAAATAAATGATGAAAAAATAGAAGATGTAATTCTTGTGGAAAATTTTCCAATTACAAAAGTTGCATTATTTTCAACACGAAATATGTATGCAGAAGGTGGTCCAGGAAAACTTAATATTGGATACAATATTGTTTCTAAAAAACATGTTGATTTTTGGCTAAGTTTGCGTGGAGTTCGTTTAGCAACTCCAGAAGAAGTAGCGGAGGCATTTCGTTAAATGGAAGTTCTAAGAGTTCCACCATACCCTATTTCAACTATTTGGGATGTTCCTACTGCTAATGCGGCATACATTTTTGAAGTTGAGGATTTGGTTGACCACTCTATTGAAAGAATAAGTTTAACATCTAGTGCAACTAAAAAACTTACATATATTATTCCAAGAGCAAAAGCACAATTTGACCGTGATTTTGCTGTAAAGATTTATGAAACAGATATCTATGGTGAAATTGTTTTAGAAGATAATTTAACTATTTATAGACCATATGTAAATCCAAATAATTTGGCTACAACAACTCAAGATATTTTAGATTATCAAAAATATGAAATAACTGCTCGCTCTATTATTGATACTTATTTGCAAGAAGGTTCTGGAACTGGTGGGGCTTTTTATAATCATAAACTTATAATTCAAAGAACAGGTGAGGGTAATGATTATTTTCCTGTCTGGCATCCAATAAACCGTGTATTAAAAGTATATGAAAATAACGTTCTTGTTTATGATGCAGAAAATATTCCAATTGCCATATCTAACCAAAATGTGAATGTGACTGGAAGTGTGCTGACTCTTTCAACAAATATTAGTCATGGTTTTCAAACTGAACAAAAAATTACTATTTCTGGAGTTACACCAACTAAGTTTAATGGCACATTTACTATTACTGGAACACCAACAATAACAACATTTACAGTAGATAATAGTATTATTGCTGCTACAAATAATGAAACAATTACTGCTCGTGGTGGTGTTCAATCAATATGGGATTATACTTATCAGCCAACACTAGACAATTCTGCAATTATGCAAACACAAATTGATTTATATAATCGTACAGAACAAACACCATTAAATCTACCAGGTGCTATTGGAGATATTGGTTTTTATGGATACTATCCAATTGCTTTTCCGAAAGGATATGATTATATATTTATCATTGATGCTGGGTATAAGGCTATTCCACCAGATGTAGAAATTGCTACTAAAATGCTTATTGAAGATATTAAATGTGGCAATAATGATTACTATAACCGATTTGTGACTGAATATAGCACAGACCAATTTGATATTAAGTTTGCCCCACAATTCTTGGAGGGTACTGGCAATATGATTGTAGATAAAATCCTAAATAACTATAAAGGTAATCTAATCAAGCCAGGATTACTATAATGGCTACTTGTGAAAAAACAGATTTATATTATCCTCTTTTGGCAGATATTTATTATCCAATAGTTGAACAGGGAGCATATGGAAATGTTTCAAAAACATGGGTATTAGATAAAACTGTTGCTTGCTTTTTTAATCCAGCAGGTAGAAAGTTTAAAGAAGATGTTAATAGTGAAGCAATGGTAAACATTGACAATTCTTTAGTTGGCAGAGTAAGAAATGATATTACACAATCAAATCAAAGTGCATCTTATTCATTAACCAATATAATTATTACAAATATTAGAGATACTCAAGGTAATATAATTTATAATGAATCCGCAGGTTCACGTTCTGGACTTTCATCTATTTTTGAAGTTGCTACTCTTAATCCAATTGTTGGTCCATTTGGAAAGACAGAATATTATAAATTAGTTATTCGTAGGTCAGAGAATCAGGCGATATTGCTATGATTAACATGACATTTCAAGATATGACCTTTTTTAAAGATATGGAAAACATTATGCAATATTCAGAAGGTTATTTAGAAGGTATTCATAAAGGAAAAAATAACTTTTTAAAACAGATTGGCGAAGACACTATTAAATTAATGAAACAGTTTATTGACCAACAAGCCAGGGCAGACCATCAAATGTATCATCATATCTATGAATGGTATCAAACAGGTAATCCAGAGGCGAGACTATATGAAATTTTATGTGAAATTAATGGAGGGGGACTAACATTAAATGGTCAATTAACACAATCTAAATCAATTCAAGATGGTTCTCATACTCCATTTTATAATAAAGCAAAAATTATGGAAGAAGGTATTCCTGTAAGAATTAAACCAAATAGAGCAAGTGTTTTAGCATTTACTGTTGGAGACCAAAAAGTTTTTACAAAAAATGAAGTTTTAGTAAATGACCCTGGAGGTACTCATGTTGTTGGTTCTTTTGAACATATTTTTAAATTATTTATAGAACAACATTTTAGACAATCTGTTTTAGAATCCACAGGCATTGCCGAATATTTAAGAACTTCAAATGCTTATAAAAATAATTTACAATCTGGTAAAAGTGGCGGTAAGTCAGTTGGAATAGATGTTGGATATAATTGGATTACAAGGGCAGGTGGAATTAATGGCTGAAGCATCAATTTTAAATACACCAGTTTTATGGGTAAATGCATATTTACAAGATAAATTGCAAAATCTTGGATTTGAAACTGTTCCATTTTTTCCTACAAACCCATCTACTTTATCAGATTTGACAAAGTTGTTCCCACCAGGTGGAGTTATGTGTACCTATGACCGCATGATTAGAATGCGTAGAAACCAATTCCCACATATTAAATGTGAACAATTACTTTATTATTTTTATGCAACTGCTGAAAACTCAGTAGTTAACATGGTTAAAGTTACAGAACAAACTTTAAGACTTATGGATAGAGAAGATGAGACTGCCCAGGAATTAAATGAATGGTGTAAGAAACATGGTCCAATAACTGTAGAAGGACAAGTACTATATTCAACATTTAGATTTCACAACTTCAAAGTATTTCAACTTCAAGAGACAAGAGACGTTATTAATTTTGGTACAGCAATGACCTATGGTGGTAACAAAATAATTATATATTATGACTATACATTGCTATAAAAGCATGTTATACTTATATAGAGGAAACACAAGCCCATTAATTTATAAATGAAAGATGGTGAAAAAAATATGGCATATACAAGAGGTTCTACTTCTAACATTATTGTTGGTGCTGCGGCATTGTTCGTAACCAACCTTAATTCATATCTAGAGGCAACAAACGTTCCAGCATTCGTATCTGGTGAATCTTACAAGGAGACACTGGCACTACGTTTTTCTGGTTCGGCAAATGCTGACTCTGGATTTAGCACAACTGGAACAACAATTCCATCGTTCCGTAACGTTGGCTATACCCAGAATGGTGTTGAACTATCATTCCAGCCTGACTTCGGTGAGGTTATGGTTGACCAACTGCTAGACGTTGCAAAGATGTTCAAGCAGGGAATGAAGGTTACTCTAAAGACTTCATTCGCTGAAGCAACTTTGGAAAACCTACTACTAGCAATTGCTGGTCGTAACCAAGACCTTGTTTCTGGTGTTGTTGAATCATTTGGAATCGCAACATTGACAACAGGTTTGGGTACAGCAGCATCAACAGTTGGTGTAACATATCCAGGTTCTGGTCTAGTCGCAACAGTTGTTGGTTCAGTTCCAACTGCATCTACAATTGTTCCAAAGACTCTTAACATTACTTCTGGTGAACTAGGAGACTACCCAATCGAACGTGGTTTGATTGCAATTGGTCCTGGTCTATACAGCAAGGATGGTCAGGAAGCAGGTAACTTGACAGTGAATGACCAGGCAGAGCGTGTTTACATGGCTTACCGTGCGATTTCTATTGACAACGTAACCGTTGAAGTAAAGCGTGACTCAGCATCAGTCTTCGAGGTATCGTTCCGTCTGCTACCAGACGATAACGGTGTTTACGGAAAGATTGTTGACCGCACTTACTAAAATCAAATAATAACTGAATATTGATGAGACTGCCCTGGGGATTCCTGGGGCAGTTTCTTTTGGTATACTTATAGTATGGCTACAGAAATATATAAATTAGAAGAAATAGTGCTTATAGATGGCACAATAATTGAGATATCTCCATTAAAGATACGATATCTTAGAGAGTTTATGGACACATTTGAGAAGGTAAAAGAATCAAAGAGTGATGATGAAACAATGTCAACATTAGCAAACTGTGTAAGAATAGCGATGAAACAATACTATCCAGTAATGAAGACAACAGAAGATGTTGAAGACAATCTTGATTTACCAACAATTTATAAAGTTGTTGATATTGCTGCAAATATTAAAATTAATGAGAAATCAGAAGAACCAGTCAGAAATCAAATGATAAATAATTCTAATAGTAATGGTTCAAGTTGGGAAACTTTAGACCTTGCTAAACTAGAAACAGAAATATTCACATTGGGTATTTGGAAAAACTATCAAGAATTAGAAGCATCAATGTCAATATCTGAATTGCTTATAACTTTAGAATCAAGAAGAGAATTGGATTATCAAGAAAAGAAGTTTTTGGCTGCAATTCAGGGTGTAGATATAGAAGCAAATAAATCATCACAACCAGAGGTTGACCCTTGGGAAGCAATGAAAGCAAGGGTAGCCGCTAAAGAAAGCGGTATTGGTAATGGAGACCCTAACGATATTACAGCATTGCAAGGACAAAAAGCACAACAAATGGGCTTTGGTATTGGAATGGGTTTGGATTATGAAAATTTGACATAGTTATTTGTGTTATAATTTAATTATACAACCTATAGGAGGGTATAAAATGGCAACTACCATTAACGAAGAAAAGCAAGTAACATTGCTAGATGGAACTGTGTTAAATATCAGACCACTAAAAATCTCACTACTACGACCATTCATGTTAAAGTTTGAAGGTCTTGCAGAAGTTGCAGATAACAACGACAAGTCAATGAACTTGCTTATGGAATGTGTGCAGATTGCTCTTAAGCAGTATGCACCAGACCTTGCAGTAGACTTGAAAGCATTGGAAGAACTATTGGACCTTCCAACTGTTTACAAGATTGTTGAAGAGGCATCTGGCATCAAACTAGGAGATAATCCTCTGTTAGCAATCTAACAAAAAGAGGCGTACATGAATGGCTGATATTCAATCCAATATAAAAGTTCATATTGATACATCACAGGCGTTAGCCAGTATCAAGGCTTTACAGGCACAGATATCAGCCTTCCATGTTGCTATGGGCAAAAGCAATGCAGCAAATGCTGCTACCTCAGCCCAAATGCAACAGCAATTAATTTCTGGTATTAATGCAACAGGTAAGTTTGCAGCCAGTATTAAAACAATCAAGACATCTGCAGAGTCTTTTACATCTGCACTTGAAAAGAACAAACTCACAATGGGTGAGTATTTTAGATATGCTGGTGGAGCATCTAAAACTTTTGGTAAATTATTTAAATCTGAATTTGAAACAATTAATAAGGTTGCTCGTGAAAGAGTAAAGGATTTACAAACACAATATATTAAACTTGGTCGTGACGCTAATGGTGCTATGAAGGCTATTAAGGTTAGACCACTCATGCTTGATATGGATAATCTTGCTACTAAAACAGCAATGGCTGCTCAAAAACAACAGTTGTTAAATCAATTACTTAAACAAGGTTCAACAAATCTTCTAAATTTTGGTAAGAATACACAGTGGGCTGGTAGACAGTTGATGGTTGGTTTTACCGTTCCATTGGCAATGTTTGCTTCAGCAGCAATTAAATCTTTTAATCAAATTGAAACAGCAATGGTTAAGATTAAACGTGTTTATGGCGATATGGCTACAACATCTGAAGAAACAAATAAAATGGCTGAGGAATTAAAAAATCTTGCTACAAGTTATACAAAGTATGGAATGGCTGTTGCAGATACTTTGGATATGGCTGCTACCGCAGCAGCAACAGGTAAGACTGGGGTTGACCTACTTAAACAAGTAGATGCTGCTGCTAAACTTGCTGCATTGGGCGGTATTGACCAAGCCAAAGCATTAGAAACAACAATCTCATTAACAAATACATTTGGTATTGCTGCAGATGATTTAAGTGGAAAAATTGATTTCCTAAACGCTGTTGAAAACCAAACTATCCTAAATATTGATGACTTGACACAGGCTATTCCAAAGGCTGCACCAATTATTAAACAACTTGGTGGAAATGTTCAAGACCTTGCATTCTTTATGACTGCTATGCGTGAAGGTGGTATTAGTGCTTCTCAAGGTGCCAATGCACTTAAATCTGGTCTAGCATCCATTATTAATCCAACAAAACAAGCGGTAGACCTATTAAGTGGTTTTGGCATTGGCATTAAAGAAATTGTTAATAGAGACAAGGGAGATATTAAACAAACATTTTTAGACCTTGCAACTGCTTTAGATAAACTAGACCCACTAAATCGTGCTCGTGCTATTGAGCAACTGTTTGGAAAATTCCAATTTGCTCGTATGTCAACATTATTCAAAAACATTGCTGACCAAAATAGTCAGGCATCAAAGGTATTAGCATTATCTAGAGAAACACCACAAGAACTTGCAATTTTATCAAGACGAGAATTGTCAAAAGTTTCTCAATCACCAACTTATCAATTTCAAAAAGCAATGCAGGACTTCAAAACTGGTCTTGCTCCTATTGGTGCAGAATTCATTAAAGTATTTCTACCTATTATGAAAAGTCTCACTGGCTTTATTAAAAAGTTTAATGAAATGGGTCCAGGAGCAAAAGGATTTATTGTTGGTTTAGTTGCTGTTGTTGCTGGTCTTGGTCCTGTTCTTCTTATGACATTTGGTTTGCTTGCTAATGGTTTTGCAAACATTATTAAGGGCTTTGTTGCTATGAAGAATTTCTTTAATAGCACTGGTAAATCAACTAAAACATTAGGTGAACAAACTAAATATATGACTCAAGAGCAAATTGAAGCAGCAGCAGTAGCGGCATCTCTTGACCAAGTTCATGGAAAACTTACACAAACTTTTACAGCAGAACGTGAAGCATTACAACTATTAATTGCAGAATATCAAAAAGCAGCCGCAGCCCAAGGTGCCATTAATGGTGGAGTTCCTATTACTAGAATGGGTGGAATGAAGCGTTATGCTACTGGTGTTGTTAGTGTTCCTGGTCCAAAAGGTGCTGGAGATGTTGTACCAGCAATGTTATCTCCAGGTGAAGCAGTTATTCCAAGTAAAATGGCATCTAAATATGCTCCACTAATTAGCGGTATGG